GTGGTAAATACATTAGCAGCAAGTTCGTCACCATTAAAATATGACAAGCTATCTGCGTTTACTTGTTCTCTGTTAAACATCTTCTACTCCTTCTGTTTTAGATTTTTTCTTATACTTTGAATACTTCTTCTTCAAGTTGTCTTCTTGTTCTTTTGAATTCTTTACCAATATACTCGATGGTGTCTCACCTGTCGATGGTAAAATCTTAATCTTAACATTAGAAGTATCCATGAAGATTGGATAAACAATTCCATCTGGTCCATTACGATTTTTAGCGATAAAGATACGACCGGTATTAGATGCCTTATCTTCTATTGTGCGAGATACAGAACAAATAAAGTCTGCTACAAAGCACTTATTAAATGCTTCGCTGATGCTTTCCATAGTAATAACTTCTGCGTTTAGACCAGAACGATTTGTTTGTGATGCGGTCCAAACAGGGCAACTATTTTCTTGTGCTAATCCTCTCAACTCTTCATAAATAGATTCAAGTTCTTGTCTTTTCTCTTTTTGATTTGAAATTGGACGAAGAAGATCTCCATAGTCAACAATAATCATATCGGGCTTAATGCCCTTCATCTTTAACTTTTCAAGATGAATTTTGATAGTGTTGGTAGAAGCTGATTTTGTAGGATATTCCTTAACAATCAATTTACCTTCAAGATTTTGAACTGATTGAAAAATCTGTTCCTTGAATGAAAATAAATCTTTCAACTCAATACCAGTAAGGCAACTATCATAGCGAGAAGCCACAACAGAGTCAGCAAGTTCTAATGTATAATGAATAACGGTTTTACCAGCTTTAATAGCTTCTGTTCCAAGATGAACAAGAACCATTGATTTACCAGCACCTGTAGGAGCAATTACAACTCCAAGTTCACCAGAACCAAGACCACCCTTACAAATTTCATCAATCTCAGCCCAACCCATTGATAGAGGATTACGAGATTTAAGTTGAAATCTTTTCTCAAAGTCAACAAGATAATCATAACCAAAATCAGAGGTAGTGCCAAGTTTTAGAGCTTCGTTAATTGTCTTTGAGATTTCATCAAAAGAAGCAGTTTGAAGAAGTTTAACAGACTTCAACATAGCTTCCTTCAACTTCTGCTTTTTACAGAAATCAAGTGAAGTTTCTTTGATAAATTGGGCACCCTCTGGTTCCTTATCATGAATACGAGCAAAAAAGTCACGAACTTGCTTTTGGACTGTTTCGTTTTGATCTTCAAGACCTGTACGAACAAGCGTAGTCATAATATCAAATGTAGGATGGATCTTATATTTATCTTTATAACTAAATATAATATTTACAAAAGATTGTAGATATTTAAGTTCAAGAAATTCTGTTGAAAATACTTCACGAATTTGATCGCTAAAAGGACGATCAAGCAAAATTAGTTGAACCAGATTTTCTTGAAAAGCGCGGCCAAAACGACTGAGATCGTTTCTTTCGATTGTTGTTGTCATAAGACACCTATTGGGAATTAGAGAGTAATACGGCTAGGGGAGAAAGTCAACTACCAAGCTTTACAAGACCAGTAACCAGCAGAAGTTTTATCTTTCTTTTGATCACACTTATGTCTTGCTCTAAAAGATTTACGTCTTGCTGGTATATTCTTTTTAATTGTCATGTTCTTGTCGCCAAAGTTTACTTTTACAACATTACCTTTTGAGTTCTTTACATAAACTTTTGATTTCTTAACATCACCTTTCATTGGTTTGTTAAGCGTAACGGTTTTACCTTGATATTTAGCTTCTTGAATAAGAGTTCTATCACTTTCAAGTAACTCCTCCAAGCAAGCAGGGCAAGCAAGTGTTCCATCTTCTAATGTAGCATCGTCATAAATTGATTCTTTTAATGCTTGTTTTACTGGTTGTTGTGAGTTTTGTTGTTTTATTGCTTGTTTATCTACTGGTTGCTTTGCTGGTTGTTGTGAATATTGTTGTTTTATTGCTTGTTTATCTACTGGTTGCTTTGCTGTTGGTTGGGCAGGATTTGCAGTTTGTGGTTTAGAATCTTTTAATTTAAGAGCCGTGTTAGATAAGTTTGTATAAAATGTTCTTGGATCTTTTATTGTTATTTTTTGTAGAAATTGTTGTAATACAAAAAGCTGATCTTGTGACGATGCTGCATTCATCATTATTATGAAAGGACTAGTTTTAGCATTTTTCTCAATGGTTTGAGCAAGGTTTTGTTGTGATGAAGATGCTTGCGCTGGTTTAGATATTTCTTCTTCACCTTCGTTATTATTAGAGTTATAAGTGTTTGGTTTAACTGGTTCATCCTGTTCTTCCAATATATTATTGTATCTTCTCCAACTTTCTGTTATTAGTTGTTGTTCTTTAAATGATGAAAATTTAGTCATATTATAATTAGTCCTTTTTCTTTTTTGTCCACGATATTGGAGAAGAAGAATTCTTTTTTCTTAATGGTCCTTTACCAGCAGATTTACATTGTGCTTTTGTTGGTCTGCAAGCTGGGTATTTGCCACCTTTATCGGTACTATCTCTTCCACAAGGACCGCCAGTTCTGCAATTTACCCAACCTTTTCCATCATTTCTTGCAAACCATCCGTGAAGACCTTGTTCTTTTTCTTTGGAGAAGTTTGGTTTATAAGCTTTTTTTTTAGCTTCTGTAACATTTCTATGAGAAGATTTTTGCATTAATGTGTCAATTATATGTTTAATACCAGATAAACCTTTTTTATATTCTTGTGATGTTTTTTCAGCACTTAAAAGTGGTAATAAAACATTTTTATTTTGTTCTATAGTTTCTACAACTTTTTTAGCAACTAGATCAGAATCACTAGTATCTTCATCTCTACCTAAATCTGTTCTACCCATTTTTTGTCTATCCACGGCTTCAAAACCTACTTCTTTTACAGAAGATACAACGGCTTGTTCATCTTCTTTATAATTATAGTGAATTACTACGCTATCATTATGTTGATACCCAGCCAGAAAGTGTGTTGCTATTTTGAAACTTACTTTTCCATTTGTTTTTTTTGAATTTAAACTTGTTATTAGTTTACCTAATTTGTTAATATTGTCAAAATATTTTTGTCCTTTTTCAAAGGTAATATAATATTTAAAATTTCCAGAATTTTTAGAAGAATTATAAGGTTTAGTAAATTGAAACCATGCGCCACTATCATCAATTGTCCAACCATTATTCTTTGCAATTTCACTTAATTTATTTTTAACTTTTGTCCAATATTGATTATATTGATCTCTTCTATTTGTATCTTGCATGGCTTTTAATACTTCATCCTTTACACTAGAGTCTTTTGTAAAGTAGTCATATATTGTGCTTTGTAATGCTTTACGATCACTTTTTCCGGTAAAAAGACGAATTGTTTGATTTGCTATTTCTTCTAATTGACTAGTTGTAGTATTTTCGTTTAATTTTTTACCTTGACAATGAGCTTTTTGTGAGAAACCTTTTGGATCGGATTTTTCTAATAACAAAAAAGTATCAATCTCTTCATTAGTAGCATTTTCGCTTACGCCTTTCCAAATCTTTCCTTGACGACACCTTACAACAGCTCCAGAAGCATAAGCAGAAGGCCAAACATCATATTTACGTTTGGCTATTCTTGTGCAGCGGTCACCAGATTTAGATTTCTTTGCTTCATTTAGTTGAGCAGCACCTTGTATTGTTCTAGATTTATAATTTGTTTTTAAAAATATTTCTAATTCTTTATTTATATCATAATTTTGTGGTAAAGGATCTTGTGGATTTTTGTTTGATAACATTTCTAATAATGCTTTTATAAAAGAATTTTCTATACTATCGTCTACAATTTTAGAATAATTATCATCAATGTTTAGTTTATCAAGCCAAGTATCTGATTTTACAGTATCGTTAGCATCATATATTGTTTTGAAAAAATCAAAAGCACTTTTAACATTTGATATAATTGGTATAGAACTAAGCAATTGATCGATACCAAAGCCTACAGCATCAGTCGCAAGTGCTTTTACTGATTTGTTTAATTTAATTGATTTTATTAATTTTTGTAAATCACCAAAAGTAGTTAAAGTTTTTTTATTTTGATTATTTTGTTGTAAATCTTGAACTTCTTCTTTAAGAAATTTACGCCAGTTCTCTAATATTAATTTTTGGTTCATACATTATATAGTTCCATTTGCGACAAATCTCTTCATAGTTGTAATAAGTAATGTATGATCTACCGTTCCAAATCCATCTTGAATAGACATTTTTTTATATTCTAATTGATTTAATAATGGCTCAAAAGTATCTAACGTTTCATTCATATGACTTTTAACTTGATATGAAACTTGAGGAGAAGCTAACTGCATGATGCGATAGTTGTCGCTAATCGCCTCACGGTTTGATGCGATTGAGGTAAAGCATTTAATCTTTTGATCTTGGTTAGCACAATACTCAACAAGTTTATCTATCGTGCAGAATTCACTTGATTGAAGAATTGGAACACGCTTGGCAAGAGTTTTCATTCCTACCCCTCCAACTCCTTTAAGATTGTCGGAGGCATCACCAGAAACAGCCCTAGCCAAAGCAAAGTTATTTGGATGAACACCAAATTCTGTTAGTATCTTCTTGGTAGTTAAAATTTGTTCTTGAATTGGTCTAAACAAAATAGTTTTATCATTAACAAGTTGTATAAAATCTTTGTCTGAGGATACAATTACTTTCTGCCAATCTCTATAATGAGAATGAGTAGCAACATAAGAAATTAAATCATCTGCTTCAATGTTGGGATACATAAACTGAATAATAGGAAAATTATTAAAGTATTGCGCTATTCTTGTTTGCTGCCAAATCCTATTCTCAATTTCTTGGTTTTCGTCTAAGTTTCTTACATCACGATTAAGACGAATAGGATTACGACCTTCTTTATAATCTTTATTCATACTTTTACGTTTTTGTGAACCATTCTCACCATCCCAACAAATAACAATTTGATCTGGTTGAGTTTGCTTAATAAGTTTTTGGATAATATTAATTGTTCCAATAACTCCTCCAACTGGTTGTCCATTTGGAGATAATGAAGGATTTGTTATATAAGCTCGTATAAACATATTTAATCCATCTACGATCATTAGTCTTGGCATTTAATAATATCCTCCTTATATATATATTTATATTTTTGAGTTTCGGTAGTATAAACATAACACATATCTGGGTATACTTCCATAATAACACCTAAAAGCGAATACTCCTTAAATAAGGTTTGTTGCCCTATTGGAGTATCCGCTAATAGATGTGAAGTAAATGATGGACTATATTTATTAATCCATACTAAATTACCTTTTTCAAACATGCTTATCGCAAAGTGTCTTTACCCAAGACCTTTCTCTCCTTTTAATAGCTGGCTCTCCACAAACCTCACAAGTTTTATAAGACCTACCTTCTACTTCGGCAATAACATTAGAGATTTCCAGATAAACTTCTTCCGGGCATACTTCTCCACTATCAATATAAAACCTAAGACCTCCGAACTTTTCCTTAACTTGTGCTGCTGTAATATGATAATCACTATTTTGCTGGGTATTATTATGTCTCTCACTTACTTCTGCGATTTCAGCAATAAGATCTTTCCAACCACCAGAACATTCAAAATACCTAAGTCGGGCAAATGTCTTTGGATACTTGTCGGTAATTTCAGTTTCCCACGTTGAACTCATTTTTCCTCCTGTTGATTTCTTTTCCAATCTCATTGATAGTTTCAAGCACTATATCACTAATAGACAAAGAGCGACAACTACCTTGTAGATCTAACATCTTGTTCATCATTATATCACTACTAACAGCCATAGCATAATGAATTTGTTCTAATCCTTCTATCATTTCTTCATCTTTAAGATGGCGAGTAGAAGTGATATTATCCTTCTTTCTAACAACCCAGCAACCTTCTTTGGCTGTTTCCCAAGGATTACGATAAGAGTGAGGATCATATTTGCTTGGAGTATACTTATTCATTGTAAATCCTCATAGTTTCAATCTTACCATCTTCGGAGGAATAAACAACCTTCTTGATACCCACATACTGCATAGCAGCTTCGCACATAGGACAAGGCTTAGAGTTCTTCAAATCACCACACTTACCAACGCGAACAACATAAATGGTCGAGCCCTCTGTTAGAGAACGATCAAGACCAAGAATAGCACCAATCTCAGCATGAATAGTAGCGTGACCATGTTGCTTCTTACGAAATTGATTAGCCCAAGCCTTATACTTATTCTTATTACAGGAAGTATTAATCACAGCACCAGCACGAACAAGGATAGCACCATGCTTATACTCCTTGAATTCAGTTTGCTGGGCAATACGCGCTGCAAGTTCAATATAACGCTGCTTCTTCTTAGACAGCTTCGGGTCTGGCTCCATGATGTTCTTCTCTCCAACACCATGATAATAACAAGGCTCCCTAAGAGCGTCAACCCTTAGAGAGCCTTTGTTTTAATCTTCTGTTTCTATATTATAGTAGTTGGAAGCATTACCCGTTTGTTTATCAAATTTAGTAATAAGTTCTTCTTCTACAATACTTAAAACAGCATTTCTAAAATCTTGGTTTTGAAGTTCATTAGAAAAGTCTGCTGATCTAAATTGCTTGGTAGTTCCATCAAGAAGAGTAAGTTTCCACCATGCTCCACTTGTGGCTCTATCGGATTTAGAAAGAACATCAAGCCAAGCTTCATGATCGGATACTTCAATCTTTTCTCCACCCCACAAAAGTTTAAGCGAACATTCTCTTCCTTCTGTACCGAACCTTGATTTCTTTAACACACATTTTGTTTCTGATCCAATTCTAAAACCAGTTGGCGATACAACAAAACTTGCTTTGCTTTTCTTAGGTGTAAGCCAAATTCTAAGAGAATATGAATAAGATAATGCTTTTCCACCCGGAGTAATGTATGGGTTTATCATCATTTCTACATGAGCGGTTGGTCCCATTACAATGTTTTGTTTTAATTGATTAAGAACAAGAAACGAACTTTTCTTATTTGCGATTGGTTGAATAAGTTTAGCAAGACCCTTAGCCATAATTCTTGGTTTTACAGCCATAGAAGATTGTGGATTAAAATCTCCTTCAAGATCGGCAAGAGAAGGAGTAAAAGCAAATGAGTCAAGAATAAATAAGAAATGTTCTCCTTCTCCAAGAAGTTGTTCGATAGTTTCAAGAACAAACTCTATGTTCATCGCTTGAGTATAAATTATTTCTCCAACATTACAACCTGCTTTTGAAAGAAAGGCAGGATCTAATGCTGACTCCGAATCAAAATATACTACCGTCATTCCCATTTTTTGTGCGTTAGCTGCTATTTGTGCGGCAAAGTAAGATTTACCAGATGATTCAATACCAGCCAATTCTGTAATACGTCCAACAGGTATACCAGCTTTTTTACCTCTACAAATAATTGAGTCTAGAACATCTGATCCTGTTGGTATCCATTCAACTACTTCCGAGGGGTTTTGTTCTAAAAGATCAAAAGATACTTCAATTCCCGCTTTCTTATTAATTGCTTCTCTTAACTGAGCTATTGATAACTTACCATTTGTCGTTGTTTGAGTTGTAGATTTTCTAGCCATTTTGTTCCTTTGTTTATGAAAAAAGCGGGTATACCCCGAAAGATATACCCGCTTAGTTAGTGTATATTAGCTGGCGAATTCTTGAAAGGCAGAATCAACTGACTCTGCACCTGTAGTTGTCTTTTTTGACTTACCTTCACGAACTACCTCACGGCTACTATCTTCCGCGCTATCGTCAGTTGCTAAAGCAGCATCAAGAATCTTCTGGACTTCTTGTGTGGTTTGACGAGGATAGAGCTTGCTGAAGTCTGGGATAGTATCCAGAAGTTCTTTACACTTAGCTGGACCACCATATTCTGGTGAGCAAAGTGCTGAAGATTTACGACGAGGAGTAATCTTTGTCTCTGGGAATTGATCTTTGGCTCCAATTGGAGGTTTGGAATAATCAATTACAAGATCAAGACCGTCTTGTGGATCTGTAATATCTCCGTATTCTGGATTTAGAACAAGACCAACCATAGTTTCATAAGCACGCTTGCCATATTCCCATACTTGAACACCCTTAGCCTCTTCCCCACGAACTAGAACAGGAGACATAAAACGTTGTTTGGGGAATAGTTCCTTAGCCATTTTCTGGCTTGACTTATCTTCACTAGCGGTTCCTTCCTTCCAAAGCTGTGTAGCAAAATTACACACAGGACATTCATCATTAAAGTTCTTCTTGGGACAAAGAACGGTCTTACCACCAACCTTGTAGTGGAAGTAAAGTTCCTTGAATGGATCACCATCTTCAGTAGGAATAATACGAACAGAGTGTTGACCCTCTTCCAGCTTCCACCTTACTGATGTAGAAGCCTCTTTACCATTGTTAGCAAGCTTATCAAGCTTGTTCTTCATCTTGCTCATATCTAGTGCCATTTTAATACCCCTTGTTGTTTGTTTTAAGATCAGTTGAACAAATCTCTTCAACTGCCATATTATTATTCTATCCTACTAGCAAATCATCGTCAAGTTCTATTTCAAGAATGTTCCCAACGACCGTATTATGATTAAAGACACGAAAATCCTTAGCATCTAAATCATAAACCATTTCGGACCCTTCCGCCAGAGTTCTTGGCTTCCCTGTCCCTTTAATCTTACCATCAAAGAAAGCTTCTGGCAAGTCCTTTACCTTAACAAAACTCATAGACCTTGAACTTCCATCTTTCTTCATAAAGATACCTGTATACGCTTTCATTTTATTCCTTGTATATGTGGAGAAGAGTAAACAACATAACAATAATTTTCTTTGTATTGAGAAGGATAAACACCGAACATCGCTTTGGTAAGGTCTGTTATACTTTCTTCTACTTGTTGGTTTATACTATCAAACAAATCACCATCATTGTTTAACTGCTCTTCGTTGATGGAGTAATAGTATCTCTTGTCCCTTACTTCGTCAAGATTATAAAATAAGTTTTCTACTCCTGTATCAGTATCCATTAAACCAATCGTTTTCATACAATAAGTTGTAGGCATATCCATAAAGGTGTCCATAGAACCTTCAATATGATCGAGATAATTAAGCATATGGATTGTATCTGCTATAACCGTATTTAGTTTATCATAATATCCAACAATCGGGATCTTACCAACCATTTTTGCTACCATCTCATAACTGATTACATAGAAAGAGAGAAACTTGTTAGAACGTGTATACTCTTGTAATACATTAAATACAATTTTATCTGTTGCTCTTTGAGATCCAGTAGTAAAGCGTTGAGAAGGTCTAACATATATAATTCTAATCTCATGATTTTTATAACCCTCCAATATTTTTAAGGAAGAAGCAATTACAATTTCGTCACCACTTAAAATAAAATCAATAGGACCGTCCAGAGTAAAAGGAGCATGGCTTGTTTTACTCTCATATTCTTCTGGAGTTGTTTGTTCTTCAATGTTTCCCTCTTCTATTGATAGTTTAAATACTTTATATTGTGGATACTTACTAAATTTCTCTGCTATCACACAACCTGTTTTACCAAGTCCAATTATATTCATTAGTATCCCAAAGGAATTTCAAGAGCAGTAGCAGCAATTTGCTTCATAAATGGTGTTTGCTTATTCAGATCTGAAATATCATCATATGTAATCCACTTGTGTTCTGAATGTTCAAAGTTTAACTTTACTTCACTATTAAAATCAAAATCATCACAAAGATAAATATACATTTTACCGTTAGTTGTATTACGGATTCCAGCATATACAACATGTTTTGCTTTAATACCAGTTTCTTCTTCAAGTTCTCTCTTCGCAGCATAATAAGGGGTTTCATTCTTTTGAATATGACCACCCGGATAAGACCAGTGAAGAGGCATCCAAGTATCTGTTTTGGATCTTTCTACTACAAGGATTTTATTACCCTTTTGAACTACAATCAATACTGAATTAGGTGTATCGTTTTCTTCCATGTTGCTCTCTTATCAATCTTCTTATAACTCTTCTTAGCGTTTCTTCAAGGGTAGAAGTTGGACCATTCTTAATAAAGTTTACGAAAGCATCATGTTGAGGTGGCTTATTCCTATCTATTGAATCGCCTGTTTTGTGCCTGTGAGTATAAGCTAAAGCACTTGGTCCTCTTGCGCTTCTTATCATATTGACGATATTATCTAAATCTTGATCGCTTTTAACTCCACCTTGTTTTAAGGCTATTGCTCTTGCTGCTATAGCTGATGAACGATTTTTACCAGCACTACAGGCAATTAAAACGTTACCCTCTGTTTTGCTTGCTTTTAAGGCTAATTCTTCCATATAATCAAGTTGTTCTTTGTTTGGATTAGCAGTATCATCAATCTTTTTTTCAGTAGCAACTATTTTACCTTCTTTGTTTGCTTCTGTTTGTTCATATTGCTGAAGTATATTTGCTTGTCTTGATTTTAAGAAATCTACTTCTTCATCTGCAACTAAAAATATTTTATTAAATTTTTCCAATACATCTGGTTGAAATACCCTATTATCATCGCTACCCTTTTGCATAGGAAATCTTCCAACGTATATATTAGTATTTCCTATTTGGTTATAATCTGTATAAGGAGGAATTGTAACTGGTTGTTTTTCTTTTGGTTGTTCTTCTTCTGGTTTCTTTCTTTTAAAGAAATCTAATATACCTTCTCCCATAGGAGGAGCAGATTTAGAACGTTCCATAGAAGGTTTAATTGAGTAAGGAGGACCAGCTTTTTGACCTCCGTGACCTATAACTCTTTTCTTTTTACGACTATGCCCTGCCTTCATCTTTTTTTGATAAGGCTCTGTTTGTTCGTTTAGAAAGTTATTCCAATTTTGAAGTATTTTATCCATTACTTATTATATTTAAATAGTTAAAACTTCTTTAATTCTCCGTAATTTGTCCCTGCTTTTAGGTTTACTTTAAACTTCCCAAGATCAGTATTAGAATAAATATCAATAATCTGCTTTAGGTCTTTTTTATCTTCTTGGG